GGGCAGAACCACCAAATCGCACTCCTTCCAGTTTAGTGGTAGGACGTTCAAGCAACACCTCATGACCAGAGCTCTGGAGGATGACATCGGAGAACGTGGGCAAAACACGTCCAGCGTCCTGTGCTTCAAGAAACACAAGAACATTATCGCCATCCACCAGAACATCGAAAACAACGCCGAAAGTGCGGAGCGCCGCAATGACCTCAACAAGGAAGCAAAGGCTATTGCCCATGCCCGTGTTAAAATCACCACTAGCTCTCGCACCCGGTCGCCGAAATCGAGCGCCACAAGACGTAGTGCCCCGCAGTTCCAACTGTTTTTCCAAGAGAACCCTTAGCCTACCGTCGCCAGGAAATGCAGCCCCATAGACTGCATGCTCTCTCTTCAACGCAGAAGGACCTACGTGGGCCTCAAACGCACTACCATCCGCCTCGAAGCAGACGCACTCACGGAAAGCACCAAACTTTCTAGCAATGAGATTGCCGCGCTGCCTCGGGTTCAAACCTTTCGCAACGAGTCTTCCGGAACCAATACCAAACACAGATCCGTTGAGTCGGCCCCACAGCCAATGCTCAAACGGTTTGAGTCGCGAAGCGACCTCCAAGTTGTACCTCGGAGATCGTGGATAGATAAGCCTAGGCTTCATAGGCTTACCAGGAACGCGATTCTTCTCTGTCTTAAGAAAAGCCCTGATGGTCCAGTCCTGGTAACTGGAAAGTCCATCAGCCTTAAGAGACCTTTCGGCCTCCAGGTACCGTCGTCTGAGAATCCCGGTATAACTCTCAGCCGTCTCCTTCCAGGACCAGGCCCCGTCCCTGTAGCGTCGGGCAAAGAGCGTTAACTCCTCCCAAACTCCTACGGCACCGGGTGAAGCAGGTTCGAAGACCTGCTGGGGCACTGGACCCATTGACCGCATAGCCAATGCGGTCACCTCGTTGTGTGGACAAGAACGGTTACATGTAGGCACAAAAGTCCCTGGCAAAAGGGGCACGTAAGCCGTTCTCATTTTACGCTTGCTCTCGCTGCATGAAGCCCAATCGACCTTCCTAGTGTCTAGGACACCAGTTGCGACTGGGGGCGGTGACCCCCAACACAACCCCGGAATTTCAATC